AGGTAACACAGCTTCTCATGGCACAGCCGAAGTACGCGCCGAAGTTCACGCGCGAAGCTGCATACGAGGCTATCGAGGCAATGGACACCCTCGAATACCAGCTAGTCCCTGACCTATCATTGACGGATGCTATCGCCATGATGAACGAACAGGCTGGCATTCTACACGACGGGATTCTCGAACTGCACAAAGTCGTCACGGGTGAGGATGCTAGTTACGAGATCCATTGAGCAAGAGTCACCCGCCAGTCGTCGAGGGAGAATGGATCACGCCCCGGCGCAGAGGCTTCCGGCTGGAATGCTGCGATTGCGCTTGTGTCCATAGGCTGAACTTCAAACTTGTGAAGACAGCCAACGGCGGCAGAATTATTCGCTTTCAGTCATTCCGTGACAAACGGCGCACGGCTCAGATACGACGCCATGCCGGAATCAAAGTAATCCGCAAGGGAGCACAGAACCATGATTGACTTATCCTTTGTCCTGTTAGTGCTGGCGCTGGTTTTCTTCCTGCTCGCAGGCTTCACTGTCCCGGTCAACCGGATAAGCTGGCGCGATCTCGCTTACGCCTGCGTCGTCGGCGCGATATTGGTTCGACTGTTCAGCTAACAATCAGGGCGCGGTGACACCTTACGACGCGGGCAGCGGGTGATTCCTTCATCCTGTCCGCGTCAAGGTGTATTAAGGCACAACGGGAAACTGCTATCCGTTCATTCTGACTGTATGATATAGTTGCACGCGGGGAGTCGCTGGATTGCCGATGAATACCGATTTTGAGTGGACACCGGAACGAATAGAAGCGGCAGAGATGCTGGCGGAAGGGTTTCTGCAAAAAGAGGTTGCAGCGAAAATCAATGTCGATCTCCGCACGATTTACAACTGGAAGCAAGTACCTGCTTTTGACGAAGAAGTAAACCGCCTGACGATGATGCGCGGTCTAGCAATCTGATCCGAACGTGCGCGGGTAGCAAAGCGGGCTATCCGTAAGATGATCGACGAAGAAACGGGCGACCTAAAGACCAGCAAAGACCCGCTCGACTGGCTGAAGTACCTGCAAAGCGAGACAAACGGTGCAGTCTATTCACACCCTGAACTTGCCGCCTTCCTTGCGCACGCCGCATCTGTGGCCGGACAAGGACAAAGCAAACCTGACGGCAATGATCAACCAGCGGGCGGCGCAGGAACGCAGTCAGAAAGCTAGTGCCGATTATGCCCGCTATCAAACCGATCCGCATGGCTATGCCCGCGACGTACTAAAGGTCACTCTCACCGCCGATCAGTCCGACATCCTGACCAGCTTAATCGAGAATCGCTACACCCTCGCGCAAGCGTCGCATTCTGTGGGTAAAACCTTCATCGCGGCGGTCGCGGCTAATTGGTGGTTTGACTGTTGGCCGGAACATATCTGCTACATCACTGCGCCGACGTGGGATCAAGCAAAGGGACTCACGTTCAAAGCGATTAAGACAGTACGCCGGGAGCTACACCTGCCGGGCGACATTCTGGAAACGGGCATAGTCAGAGACGAAGACAAGATCCTCGAAGGCCGTCACTACATCCGCGCCCTGAACGCTGAATCGGGTGAAGGGTTTCAAGGCGAGCATGAGGCACCGATCCTGATTATCGTCGAGGAAGGTGTCGGTGTACCGAAGTACATCTGGTCAGCCATCAAGGGACTTATGACGGCGAAGGATTGCCGCGTCTTCGTGATCGGCAACCCGACAGATGAAGCAACCGAGTTCGGCAAAGCGGCGCAGGCTGGCAGTGCTTATCACGTTATCCGCATCAGCGGGTTAGACCATCCGAACATCGCCGCAGAGCTACAGGGCGAGCAGCCGCCGTTCCCGAAAGCGATCTCGCTGTTATGGCTGTTTGAAATGCTGCGCGATGAATGCGAGCGCGTAGACAAACTAAGCGACGACGCCTTCGAGTTTCATTCCCTGCCATCACTGGAAGGCGTGCTGCGTGGTGAAGCTCCTACAGGCGAGACGTGGTTCTATGCTCCCACGGCAGACTTTCAAGGCCGGGTGCTCGGTATCTTCCCGACGCAGGCAGATGAACAGGTGATACCGAAAGGCTGGATGGAATCGCAGCCCGTACTGGAATGGTCAGCCGCCGACGTGCCCGAACTTGGCTGCGACCCGGCGCACATGGGCAAAGACCGCTCGACTATCTTTTCGCGTATCGGGCCATGCTTAATCGCTGGCCGTGAGATTCGCAAAATGGACTCGGTAGAGGTAGCGACTGCCTGCAAGGATGAAGCTCTCGAAGTGGTGCGCGTCTGGAAGGGCGAGCAGTGGAAAGCAGACACAGACCTTGACGATCAGATCGCGCTGGCGAAGACCATCCGTATCAAGGTTGACGTGACAGGTGGACTCGGAACAGGCCCGCACGACATTCTGAAGAACGACGGATACAACGCTGTCGCCGTCAATTCATCGGCGCGCGCGCATGAACCGGAGCAGTATCTAAACATCCGCAGCGAGCTATGGTTCGAGCAGCGGTTCCGGGCCAAAGAGAAGCGACTGGATATGTCGCGCTTGCGGAAGGACATCAGAGAACGGTTGAAGCGCGAGCTAGGCGCGCCGAAGTATAAGACGCCGGGACATAAGATCGTGGAATCGAAAGACGACATGCGCAAGCGACTCGGACAATCGCCTGACCTTGCAGACGGATGCAACCTTGCATTCTACAATCCGCCTGTAAGACACAGCAGCGTTGAAGTCACTGGCTCGCTATCGTGGGCCGATATGTAAGACAGGAGCAGCAAAATGGCAAAGACCACTACCACCACGACACCGCAGCAAAATACCACCGATAAGAACCGGGCCGACTATCGCTGCAAGGCTGCGATTCAGCAATGCGACGACGGGCTGGAATTGTGCCGCGATCTGGCTATCGGCGAAAAGGCCATCAAGGCGAAGGTCAAGTATCTGCCGCAGGAAGACAAGGAATCCGACAAGGATTACTCGGTGCGCTACCTGAACGCCATGCTGTTCAACACGTTTCAGAAGACGCTGAACGCGCTGGTCGGCATGGGCTTCAAAGTAAACCCGATTCTCGGTACGGACGTACCGCTGAAGATACGCACCGATCTCGAAGACGCCGATCTCGCTGGCACGCACTTCGACGTGTTCATGCGGATCGCTTTCTACCGTGCTATCCGGGACGGTCATACGTTTATCTTCATCGACTATCAGCCGCCACTTATGGGCAGCGTTACCAGCGCGTCGCCTATCCCTGACGCAGCGGATGAAATAGCCGCAGGCCGTCGCCCCTATTGGGTGAACTATGAAAAGGATCAGGCGTTTAATTGGGCCAGTGACCGGATCAACGGTGAGACGGTATTGACGCGCATTACCTTCCGCGAGTGTGTGACCCTGCCTGACGGTGAATACGGCGAACGCGAGTCGATCCGCTACCGCAAGCTAAAGCTACAGGTGATTAGCGAGAAAGCACCCGGCAAGCCTGCCGTGTACGGAGTCATGGAGTGGGAACTGTTCGAGGAAATCAAAGACGGCAACAAAGTCACCTTGCAGCGTATCGACGGCGGCGTAACAGACCTGACGCGCATTCCCGTCGTCACCATCTACACCGGGCAGACTGGCTTTCTGATCAGCGACCCGCCCCTGCTCGGACTGGCCCGGCTGAACATGGGCCACTATCGGCAATGGTCTGACCTGACGGAACAGGTGCGCTGGTTGACGCCGATGGCGATCCGCAAGCTAGACCAGCTCGAAATCGACAAGAAAGACGACGCGAAGCAAAAGCCGCGCATGACCATCGGACGCCGCTCGGTGATAACGATCATCGGCAAAGAGTCAGACTTCAAACTTGAATCACATGACCCGGACTGCATCAAGCCAGCAATGGACTTTATCACCCGGATTGAGCAGTGGATGTCAGTCGAAGGCGTGTCACTGATAGCCGCGAAGGATGAAAAAGAGGTAACGCTAGGCGAGAAGGAAATGGATCAGGGCGAGCGCATGTCTTCCCTTGCTATGTGGCTCCGGGCCATGAGCGACGGCGGCGAACAGGCGCTCAGGTTTCATGCTCGCTACTACGGACTCGACGACGGCGGCTCTATCACCCTGCAACTGACCGGAGTTACTGAAAGCGCGGTCACGGCCACGCCTGCCCCGCTGCCTACTCCGCAGCAAGGCGTGACTGACGCTAATTCCGCCCCGGTCGCCTAGTCAACTTGACTGTCCCTGTCACGAGACAGTCGTGTTAGAATCGCTCGCATGGTTGTGGTACTCGGCATTCTGGCTGCGCTGTTCCTGCTCGCTATTCCGGGCGCTTTTGCTCTCGGCGTGGCTACGGGCAGGCTGGCGCGTGAGAAGATGCGCGCAGAGATTGACACACTGAACAAACAGCTTGCCCGTCAGCGCGGCCCGAAACCTACCTTTGCCGTCTCCGTCTCGCAGGGAATCCCGGCAGGCATGTACTTCAACCCTACACACTCGACAGTGGTTGAGCGCAGCGACGACGATCTGCTCGCATCAGTATCCGACGCCGACGCGCTCAACTGAAACAATCCACAAACTAAATCAGGAGAATCTATCCATGCCAAACGATGCCCCTGTCGTCTCTGACGACCGCACGCCGAAAAACCGCCTGCCCCTGAATGACGACATGCTGCGCAAGTGTGTCTATCAAATCTGCAAGTACGACGACAGCGCAGTGGTTAATGCGCTGCTTATCCTGTTCGATGAAGTCGAAGCCAGTCAGTTTGACAGGCTCCGCATTGATTCAATGTGCATCGTGATCAAGGAAGCCGCGTTTACTAAGTCCGCGCAGTGCTCGCAGGCTCAGGACGCGCACATGATCCTATTGCGACATCACGCCGAAACCAGCGACGAAGTGCTGGTCTGATTCCTTCGCCAGCTTGTCGTCACGACGCCCTGCCCGGTTTGCTTCCCTGCGAGCCTGACAGGGCGTTTCCCTATCCAGTTTTCAGACACTTTCTATCAATTCGACACAATCGTTCTTTTTGACTGTACGGAATCCGTCTGTCTGTGTATAATGCAGCCCGTCAGAACCTTGTGGCGCAAGGCTGCAAGACATCGAAGGCGCAATGCCGAAGGGAGTACGACAACGTAATGGCTCTTAAACCATCTTTGACAACCGACGAACATGCTGCTTTAGACGCGGCGCAACAGCCGTTTTACAAGCAGCTAGGCACGGGCTTTGTGCTGGACGTGGACGGGATAGACAATCTTCCCGGACTCGAAGGCGCGTACCGGACAGAGAAGCAGAAGCGCGAGGATCTGGAAAAGGCCGCGAAACCATACGCGGGCATTGACCCGACCAAGTACGCACAGCTTCTTGAACTGGAAAAGGCGCAGCAAGTCGGCACGCACCTGAACAAAGGCGAGTATGAAAAGGCGAAGGAACTAATCGAGCGCAACGCCGACGAAAAAGTGACCAACGCCGAAAAGCGAGCAGCCGCGAAAATGACAGACTCGCAGCTTTCGCTGATACTCACTAAGGCAGGCGTTCTGCCGGAGCGATTAGAGGATGCAATGGACATCGCCCGGAAGATCGTGCGACTGGCAAAAGACGACACGCTCGAAGTAGTCAAGGGTGAGAATGAGATCATTACCGACGCAGCCAAGTTCTTCGCAGAGGAATGGAAGCAACAGAAGCCGTACTTTTACGCTCCCGCGAGCACGTCCGGCACTGGTTCTCAAAACGGCACGAACGGCTCCGGCTTGACCGGGGTTGATCTTTCCAAGATGTCCGCGACGGAGCGACTAAAGTACGCTAACGCTAATCCGCAGGCGGCAACGAAATAAAGGAGCCTTGACACATGGCACTGACTCTTATCGAAGCTGCGAAACTTCACTCAGGCGAAGTCAAGCGCAGCGCCGTAATCGAATTGTTTGCGGAGACGAACGAAATTCTCCGCGTTCTTCCCTTCGACACTATCGCGGGTAACTCCCTGCAATACAATCAGGAAGCCGCATTGCCCGGCATCGCGTTTCGCGGCGTAAACGAAGCCTATGTCGAATCGACTGGCGTGATCAACCCGGTCAGTGACCCGCTGCTTATCGTGGGCGGCGATCTGGACGTGGATATGTTCATCCTCGAAACGATGGGCCAAGACCAGCGCGCGGTGCAGGAAAAGATGAAGATCAAGGCGCTCTCTTACCGATGGGCGCAGGCATTCATCAAGGGCGACAACACCGCCGATCCTCGCGTCATGGACGGCTTGCAGCGTCGCCTGACTGGCTCACAGAAGATCGCCGCAGGCACCACAGCCAACGGCACCCCGCTCTCGCTCGCCAAACTCGACGAAGCAATCGACGCCGTACAGGGTGCAACGCACCTGATAATGAACAAAACCATGCGGCGACTGCTTACCGCAGCGGCCCGCGATACTACCGTGGGCGGGTTCATTACCACGTCGAAAGACGAATTCGGGCGTCCGGTCACTGCCTACAACGGCCTGCCGATTCTCATTGCCGACGTTGATGCGGCTGGTAATGAAATCCTGCCGTTCACTGAGGCAGCTACGTCCGGCACCGCGACCGCGACTTCGATCTATGTCGTGGCTTTCGAGGAAGGCATGTTTACGGGTATCCAGTCCGGCGTGATGCGCGTGGCCGATCTTGGCGAACTGCAAGAGAAGCCAGCGAAGCGCACCCGCGTCGAGTGGTACGCAGGCATGGCCCTGTTCCATCCGAAGGCCGCTGCTCGTCTGTGGTCAATTTCTAACGCCGCTGTGACCAAGTAAGCGGGCATAAAGGAGACGTTAATCATGGCAATTACGAAGACGCGCAGCTTCACTTTTGACAAGCTGCTTGAAATGAAAGACGCGGGACTGATTGCGGCAGATGGCGCGTGGCAAGTCGGCGGCTCTAACAAGATCCTCGACGTAGGCGACGCGCTGTTTCAGGGCAACTGTGTCGTGGACTTCAGCGCGCTTGAAATCGCGTCAGGCGACGAACGCTATACCATCATCATTCAAGGCAGCAACAGCCCGACGTTCGCTTCCGATATTGCGATCCTCGCGGCGCTCCCGGTCGGCGATGGCTCGACTATTGCTGCCGCGTTCGGTGGTTCCGGCGTGGACGTTGACGATGCGACCGGGCGATACGTTGTGCCGTTCTCAAATGAGCGCAACGGAACGCTGTACCGCTACATTCGCGGCTGGACAGACGTTGCTGGAACTATCGCCACGGGCGCGAACTTTACTGCGTTTGTTGCGCAGATTCATGTCTAAAGGGGTGAACAATGGCCGAAGCAACAGCAACGACCGATAAGGTCACGCGCGAAAAGGTAGTGCTTACTGCACCGCCATCGAATCCGCGAGTAACAATCTACGAGAAGGCGTCAGGCAAACCGCTCGAAGTCTTCGCCGTCGATGCTCAGGAGATTCTGTCTCAGGAGAACAGCCTTTACACGGCTGATAAACCGGAGACGAAGGCGGCTCCCGCGAAGGAAAGCAAGTAACGCACTCGACAGTAAGGTGACGCGGGCGGTCGCCGGATCGCTCGCTTCATCGCATACCCGCGAGGTACATTGTGCTAATCAACACGACACAGGGCGAAGTAGACGAATCACTGCTAATCAAGCGCGTAGATTCCGTCGAGGAAGACATCGGCAAGCTGACGGCGACGGAATACTGCGTGCTCGACTGTCCCGGCGAAGCTCATAAAACAGGAGTCGCGCAGGGTGTCGGCTGTTTTTGCCCGCTGCATGTTCATCGCTCGGTGCATGTCGATGTTAGGGAAGGTCTGGAAATTTCCGGCGTACTAAACGCGCTGGCAG